AGAGGCGTGGACTGGGGATGGTTTCCCGATCCGTTTCATTACGGTGCAATGCACTACGATGCCGCACGGCTTACTCTTTATATTTTCGATGAATACCGTTGCAATAAAAAGAGCAACAAGGAAACTGCGGATATTCTTATAAATCAAAAAGGTGTCCCCTTGAACGAGAGGATAACCTGTGACAGCGCAGAGGAAAAGAGCATAAGTGACTATAAGAGTTACGGACTTATGGCAAGAGGTGCGGAAAAAGGTCCGGGCAGTGTTGATTATTCAATGAAATGGCTTCAGTCACTCAGGAAGATTGTGATTGACCCTGAACGTTGCCCTGAAACCGCCAAGGAATTCCTTGAGTATGAATACGAAAAGGATAAAGAAGGCAATATCATAAGCGGTTATCCCGATGCCAATAATCACGCCATAGATATGACACGTTATGCTATGTCACCCGTATGGAAGAAGAAAGGACAGTAAAATGAGCAAAATCAAACACTGGTTTTTTAATAAATATCTCCCTGCATACTGCAAGGAAAAGCTTACGGAAGAAAACAATGAGCTCAGAAAGAAAGTGCAGGAGCTTACAGCAGAAAACAAAGAGCTTGAAGCCTATATCAGCGGTATGCAAAGAGGGCTGAGAGCTGTTAAGAAAATACAGATAGTGAACAGAGGTGAGTAAATGGCTGTTATTTCAGCATTGTTTAACAACAAAGTCAGCGGATTTGGATTTGAGCAGGCTTTTAATGTGAAGGATATCACATCGCCCGAGATGAAGATTGCCGTGCAGGATTGTTTTAACCTTTATTTCGGAGTTAAAGAGCCAAAAGAGGATAACTGTCAGCGCATCCCGGCACTGATAGTCAGCAAGCTTTATAAAACGACCTTTTCTGAATATGAGGTAAATGCAGACGGCGATTTCGTAAATGATGTTCTGACAAAGCTCGGTGAAATCAAAAAGAAGGCAATACAGTTTATGCTTGTCGGCGGTTCCGTATTGCTTAAGCCCGTGCCCAATGGCGACGGGTTTTATTTTTTGCCTGTGCGCAGGGATTGTTTTATACCTCTGGGCAGGGATGCTGAAGGCAGGCTTACAAGCATCGGAACGTCTGAGCAGACTGTTGTTAACGGGAAATATTATACCTTGCTTGAACGAAGAACCGCAGGAGAAAAACTGCGCATCGAAAACAAGCTTTTTGTTTCGGATTCCTCAAACGATTTGGGCGTACCTGCGCCTCTGAATTCAATCAAGAAATATGAAATGCTTCAGCCTTCGTTTGAACTTCCGATTAACGGTATAGGTCTTGTTGAAATGAAAACACCCTTGCTCAACGATGTTGACGGTACGGCAGACGGCGTTCCCGTCTATGAGCCTGCAAGGGAGCTTATTCACAATATCAATAAGAACGAATATCAGCTCAACAGAGAGTTTGAAAACGGCAGGAGCAGAATTATCGCCTCTGCAGATATGTTCGCAAAAACGAAAGACGGCAAAAGGATAATTGAAGATGATACATTCGTAGCGCTGGAAGAAGATCCTGAAAACGTCGGTATTACTATTTTCAGCCCGGCACTGCGTGAGCAGAGTTATCTCAACCGTAAGAACGAATATCTCCGCAATATAGAGAGCCTTATCGGCTTGAAGCGAGGAATCCTCTCTGAGGTTGAGGCAGCGGAACGCACCGCAACAGAGGTAACTTCAAGCGAAGGTGACTATAATCTTACTATAATTGATTTTCAGGAAGTGTGGGAGAACGCCCTCAAAGAGGTTGCCGTTCTCTGTGCTGAACTTGGTAAACTTTATAATGTTAAGGGAGCTATCGATATAGATCCCGAGAAAATATCAATTGATTGGGGCGACGGTGTTCTTTATAACCGTGATAAGACATGGCAGGAAATGAAAGAAATGGTGCAGGCGGGTATGCTTAAGCCTGAAATAGCCGTTGCTTGGTATTTTAATCTGCCGTGCAAAGCAAAATCAGATCTTGAAAAAATCCGCCGGGAATATATGCCCGAGATTGAAGAGCTTATTGCAGGTGAAGAATAATGCTCACTCCCAGTCAGATCAATGCTCTTTCCGAGCTTTCGCAGCAGGCGATGCAGCCTGTTGTTGATTTTTTGCTTGGCGATATATCCCGAAGAATATCGCAGGCAGGACAGTTCACATCTTCTGCCGCATATCAGATATGGCGCACTCAGGCTCTCGGAGTTGACCGCAAAACCATTGAAAAGGAATTGCGGAAACGGCTCAACGTGTCAAAAAAAGAGCTTGAAAAGCTGCTTAAACAGTCTGCAGAGGTAGGTTATAACTTTGATATGAAAGGTTTCGGCAGAAAAGCGATACCGTTTGCCGAAAACACAAGCCTTCAGCAGATTATTGATGCGGCTGTAAAGCTTGCTGATAAAGATTTCAAGAATATCACGCAAACACTCGGATTTGTTGACCCCTTCGGCAATACAAAGGAGCTTACCGAAGCTTACATATCAAGCTGTGATTATGCATTCAATCAGGTTATAACGGGTGCAACGGATTATAACACCGCAATACGCAATGCAACGAAAAACCTTGCCGATAAAGGTATACACACAATAGATTACGAATCAGGCGTGCACACTTCTCTTGAGGCGGCTGTAAGACGTAACTTTATGGGCGGTTTGGGATTAATGCAGGAACAGATTTCACAGCAGAATCACGATGCATTCGGTGCAAACGGTTGGGAAATCTCAGCTCACGCCGCATCCGCACCCGACCACGAACCGATTCAGGGCAAGCAATATACCGATGAGGAATTTGAGGAGCTTAACAACAGCCTTGCAAGACGAATCGGCACCATGCATTGCGGACACGCCGCATTTCCGATTATTATCGGAGTAAACGAACCGCAGTATACGCCCGAACAGCTTGAAAAATTCAAGGAAGATAACAAAAAGGGCGTTACCTATAACGGCAGACATTACACGTCATACGAAGCAACACAGAAGCAACGGCAGATAGAACGTGTAATACGCCGTCAGAAACGCCGCGTATTATCCGCTGAAAAAAGAGGCGACAAAGATGCTTTGTTAACTTCTCAAATCAAATTGAGACGTTTAAACGAAGAATACGGGCGGTATTCAAAGATTGTTGGATTGCCTACTCAACAAGAAAGGTTGCAGGTTGCAGGGTTCGGCAAAAAAAGCACATCAAAGGTGGTTGCAACATCAAGAAAACTTGAAGAACCTATTATTTTAGAAAGAAAAAGATTGAATTTTGTTGACAATAATACGGAAAATGATATAATTTATATGAAAAAGAAAGAAACGGCAGTTGATGGCGTGCATAGCGTTGGTAAAATTGATATTGATAAATATAAGTGTGTAACTGAGGATATTACAACAGATGAAGTTATAATTACAGATACACAAATTGCTCACATTAAAGACCATCATCCAAATGATTATGAAAGATATTTTTCATATATTGCAGAAATAGTTAAAAATCCTGATTATATACTTGAAGCTAATAAACCTGATACCGCATTTGTCCTCAAGCATATTGAAGACAATGGTAAAAATTATCAAATTATTTTACGGCTTAAAACATCTGCTGACCCCGAAAATTATAAGAATTCGATTATAACATTCTTAAAAGTTGAAGATAAGCGTTATAAACGATATCTTCGTACTAAAAAAATACTTTACAAAAGCGAATAATTTTGCTATAATTGTAATAGGATAGGAATGGTTGTTTGAGGTGGACAATTTCGTGGCATCCACACGCCGATGGTAACGACAGGGGTAACCCGAGAGATGCAGGAGTACGCCACGCCTGCCAAACAACCAATTAAACCATAAACCGCTTATCGTTTGATAGGCGGTTTTCTTATATCCAAATATAGTTTTATAACCCTGATTTTGAGATTTTTTCACAATATAACAACCAAAAACAGCCGAAATTAATGCTTAGCGCATTGGTTTCGGCATTTTTTATACCCATTAATAACCAATATATTCAGCCAATCAGCCGCCTTGAGGGTGGCTTTTTGTATATCAAAAGAGGTAGAGCCTCGGAAAGGAGAGTTGAGATAGATGCTCAATTCAAAAACACCCACACTTATACCCAATATTCAGCTTTTTGCTGATGATGACCCTGCACCCACACCTACGCCCAATCCTGCTCCTGCGGCAGAACCCGCACCTGCACCGGGCGGCAAGGTTTTCAGCGAAGATTACGTGCGCACTCTTCGTAACGAATCGGCAGGTCACAGAACAACAGCCAAGAAATATGAGGCGGCGCTCAAAACCGTATTCGGTATTGAAGCCGATGTGGAGCTTGGTGATGATCTTGAAGGTCACATTAATGCTCTCAATCAGAGAAACGAGGCTGCTCAGCAGGATGCACTGAAAAAGGCAAATAACCGCCTTATAGCAGCTGAACTCCGTAGCCGTGACGGTTATGACCATAAACTGCTTGAAAAGGTTATTGACCTCTCAAAGGTCACAATTGACGATAACGGCGAAGTGAAAGGTCTTGACGAGGCGATAAAGGCAGCCGAGACCGAATTTCCTGCCGTTAAGAAAACAGATGCACCGCCTCCCTACGCAGGCGGCACAGGCTCAGAACCTGCAGGGGATAACAATCCCTTCAATTTCAATTTTGCAGGCATCAGAGCAACCAAAAATAACAAATAAGGAAGGTAAGAAAAATGCCCGCAGTTAACTATGCAACACAGTATGCCGCAGCTCTTGCTCAGGCATATCCCAACGTGCTTCACTTCGCAAGATTTCGCAGCACAGCAAACAACTCAATCTACAGATGGGTAAACGCCCATACAATTGAGGTCCCCTCAATCGAAACAACAGGCCGTGTTGACGGTGACAGAGACACTATCGGCACAGCAAAGAGAAATCACAGCAATGCTTGGGTGCCTCTTGCTCTCACAAACCACAGAAAGTGGTCAACTCTTGAACATCCCATGAACATTGACGAAACCAATCAGGTTCTCTCAATCCAGAATATCACCAGAGTGTTCAATGAAACACAGAAGTTCCCCGAAATGGATGCATATTTCATTTCAAAGGTTTACGCAGATTATATTGCCGTTGACGGCAAAACTGCAGACACAACCGTTCTTACAGAAGACAATATTCTTTCTGTTTTCGATGCAATGATGGAAAGAATGGATGAGAAGAACGTTCCTCAGAGCGGCAGATGTCTTTCTGTTACTCCCAGAATTCATACAATGCTCAAGAATGCAAAGGATATGGCTCGTTACATTAAGAACGGTGACAAATCAATCAAACGTGCCGTTCACGATATTGACGATGTTGATATCGAGGTTGTTCCTTCGGCTCTTATGAAGACTGTTTATGATTTCACCGAAGGCTTCAAGCCCGGTGAAGGTGCAAAGCAGATCAATATGTTCCTCGGCCATCCTTCAGCAGTTATCACTCCTGAAAAGTATGTTTTTGCTCAGCTTGATGCACCCAGTGCAGGCTCGGAAGGTAAGTGGGTATACTTTGAGGAATCATACGACGATACCTTTATCCTCAAAAACAGAATTGATGCCATCGAATTCAACATCGAAGGCTGAACGGAGGTATAAGCATGGCTAATATGGTTCTTATACAGAGAGCTAATAAGCAGCTCAGAATTCCCAAAGAAAGGCTCGAAGAATACGAGAGACAGGGGTATGAGCTTGTAGTGCCTGACGATTCGCCCAAATTCATCTGCCCCGTATGCGGCAGAGAATACAAGAGCGAAGCCGCACTGAACAAGCACATCGCAAAAGAGCATCCCGAGGATAACGACCCTGAGGATGACGAAACTCCCGAGGATGATGCCTGATGCCGGGATATGAGTTTTACTGCACCGAGTTCAACGGTAGCAGTATTCCTGAAGATGATTTCTGTTCATATACTTCACGTGCAAATGCTGAAATAAAACGCCTTGAAAGGCTTTACACGGTAACAGGCACAGATAATGAGCGCAAGCTTGCGGTCTGTGCCGTTGCTGATGTGCTTTATTATTTTGATAATGCAATGAGCGGTGCATCGGTGAAAAGTGTATCCATAGGCAGTGTGTCTGAATCGGGAGTTGATATTGATACAAGCGTAAAAGCTCAGAAAAAAGAGCTTTATAACGCCGCAAGTCTTTATCTTGAAATCTACAGAGGGGTGAAAAGCTGTGGTTAAAATACCCAAGCGCGAAGCCCCTCTCAGTTATGCAATGTGTAATCAGACCGTAACCGTTTACCGTGCGAATTTCGACGGTGAATTTTCCTGCACCAAAACGGTGTATGATAAAAAAGCCTTTCTCGATTTCAAAAAGGTTGTTTCTGTTAATAAAACAGGCAGTAAAGAGGCAAATTCTTTTCTGCTTGTAATTAAGGGAAATGCCGATTTGAAACCCAAAGACAAGGTTCTGCTTGGCGTTGGTGATGATATAACAACCCGTGAAGAATGGGCAAAGTTTATCCCATCAAACCGTGCAGACCTTGTCGTTATAGAAACGGTTGATCCGAAATATTATAACGGTGAAATATGCCACGTGGAGGCGGGAGGATAATGGCAAACGCAATTCAGCTTGCAAAACTGCCTGACGGCACAAAAGCCCATTTGGAGCTTAATTCAGTTGCCCGAATTCTTAAGGATAAAGGGCTTACGGCTGACGGCTCGGTGCAGGCATTTCACACAAACAACGTAATGCGGCGTATTATCAAGTTTATGCCATACAGAACGGGCGCAACGATTAAGGTAATGACGGTTCAGACGGATATCAGAAAGCCTTATCTTATCCTCGATGTACCTTTTGGCAAATACATTTATCACGGCAAAGTTATGACGGGACCTCCGCCGAAAACCGTAACGGATACGCCGCTGAATTACACCAAAACCAAGAATCCGCTTGCAGGACCTTACTGGGACAGAGCACTCTCTGCCGCAGAGGGTGCCATTCTTGCCCGAGAGCTGCAGAATTATATCAAAAGGAGGAGCGGTTAAGTGACAGACCTTGAAAAGGTGAGGGAATGGCTTGAAACATTCCCGAAATTCAACGAAATATCGACATTCAGTGTTGATTATACCGACCAGATTCCCGCAAACGGCGGAATTTTTCCGTCGGGACTTGTCGAGATAAGCCGTTCAGAGGATATAATCGGCAATGTAACTGTTGAAATTCAGTATAATTTCGGTCTTTATTATGTGTTCGGCAAAGCTCCCGAAGATAACATCGGTGCAACGCTCAATGCAGACTGGATTATGGAGTTCCAGCAGTGGGTTCAGGAGCAGAGTGTTCTCGGTAAGGCTCCCGTGTTCGGAAATACGGGCGAAAAGGAAAAAGCCGTTGCACAGAACGGCGTACTTTATGAAGCAGACAGCGAAGGAGTTGCAACCTATATGGTGCAGCTCTCTTTTAATTTTACAAAGAAATATGAGGTGAATTAAATGTCAGAACCCTTAAAGAAGGTTGAGCGCAAATATCTTGCTCACTTTATCGATGCGGCTTTCAGCAAAGAAAGCCCCAATTATACAAGGCTCGGCAAGGACCTTGAAGATTACAGCGAAGCCCTTAACCCTGATGTTGAAACAAAGAAGAATATCATCGGCGAATCTTCAACCAATGTCAAAGGTTATGCTCCGCAGGGTACGGTTGAGCCTTATTATGCTTATGAAGGCGATCCTCTTTATGAGCATCTTGATACCATTATCAATGCAAGAGCTACGGGCAGCAGCCTCAACACAACCGTTGTTGATGTGCAGATTGACAGTACGGGCAAAATTAAATGGGCATACCGTGAGGATGCCGTTGTTGTGCCTCAGAGCAGAGGCGGTTCGGACGGTGTGCAGATTCCTTTTGAAATCTATTACAACGGTAACCGTACAGAGGGCACATTTGCCCTTGCAACAAAGAGCTTTACGCCCAAAACAAATAACGAATCTTAATTTTTATATTCTTTGATATCGAGAAAGGATGATATTCAATGGAAAAACTTATAATCAGCACGGGTTTAAAACGCTATGAGGTAAACGACAGCGGAGTTATATTCAGCTTTAACCCCACAGATGCAAACCTTTATGCACGTTTTCTCCGTACCAAGGAGAAAATTGAAGCAATCAGTGAAGAACTTGAGAAGAAAAGAACGGAGTTGAACTTTGATGATGCTTCAAACAATGAAGAGGCTGCGTTCTTTCTTGAAGAAGCCGATAAAAAATGCAAGCAGGCACTCAAAGAATGTTTTGCTGTTGAAAACGATTTTGATGCTATGTTTGACTACGTCAATTGTTATTCTATTACGGATACGGGCAATTGCGTAATCGTTAATTTCCTTAAAGCGATAACGCCCATCATCGAGAAGGACATTGCAAATTATGCGAAATCAAAAGCAAAAAGAGCAGCATCGAAGACCCGAAAGAATAAGGCCAAGAGGTCAAAGAAATGATGTGGGATTTACCTGAAAAGGTTGAAATCGACGGCGTTGAGTATACCGTAAACGCTGATTACAGGGATATCCTTGATATCATCGAACAGCTTGAAGAACCCGACGAAAGTCAGGAGGTACGTATCTATTGTGCAATGGCTATGTTTTACGATGCATTCTTTGAAATGCCCGAAGAACATTATGCCGAAGCATTGGAGCTTATGATGTGGTTCATCAATTGCGGTCAGGACGAAGAAAAAGACAATCAGCCTGCACCAAAGCAGATTGATTGGCAGCAAGACGGACTTATGATTGCTGCCGATATCAATAAGGTTGCCGGCTGTGATGTCCGTTCTCTTTCTTTCCTGCATTGGTGGACCTTTATGGCTTACTTTATGGGCATCGGTGAGGGGCAGCTTTCAACGGTTGTTTCAATCCGTGAAAAGCTCAGAAAAGGCAAACCTCTTGATGATTGGGAAAAAGAATATTACCGCAAGAACAAAAGCAAAATTGAACTTAAAAAGCGATATTCTGCCGAAGAACTTGCGGAAAGAGAAAAAATAAATAAATTACTTGAATAAACCGCCTGTGCTTTGCAGGCGATTTTTTACACCTATAAAAAGGTGGTGGGACAAATTAAAACAGACGGAAAAGTAATAATCAGCACGAAACTTGATAATTCGGGTCTGAAAAAAGATATTGCTCAGTTACCGTCATCAATGAAAGGAATAAAATCCTCGCTTATAAAAATTGCGGGGCTGTTAGCTTCGGCGTTCAGTGTAACTGCAATTGTTAATTTCGGAAAAAAGGCAATAGAACTCGGTTCGGATCTTGCCGAGGTGCAGAACGTTGTTGACGTTACTTTCGGCAGTATGTCCTCAACGGTTAATAAGTTTGCAAAAGATGCAATGAAATCCTATGGCCTTTCCGAAAAGGTTGCAAAGCAGTATATGGGTACATTCGGTGCTATGTCAAAGGCATTCGGATATACCACAAGTGCGGCATATGAACAGGCGACGGCACTGACGGGTCTGACGGGTGACGTTGCATCATTTTATAACCTTTCCACAGATGAAGCGTTCACAAAGCTTAAATCTGTGTATACGGGCGAAACCGAATCGCTCAAGGATTTGGGTATTGTAATGACCCAAACCGCTCTTGACGAGTTTGCCTTACAGAAAGGTATGGGCAAAACAACAAAATCAATGTCCGAGCAGGAAAAGGTCGCTCTGAGGCTTGCGTTTGTAACCGAAAGGCTCTCAGGTGCATCAGGAGACTTCCTGAGAACTTCAGACGGTTGGGCAAACCAGACGAGAGTGCTGAGCTTGCAGTTTGAATCATTGCAGGCAACAATCGGTCAGGGATTAATAAATATCCTTACTCCCGGGCTGAGGCTTTTAAATGAGCTTATAGCCAAACTCCAAATAGTTGCTGATAAATTCAAAGAGTTGACAGAGGTCTTTTTTGGCCATTCGGAAGGAACTGCATCGGGAATGGGTGCGGTTGCTCAGTCAACAGGCGAAATTTCAGATAACTTTAATTCCGCAACGGAATCTGCAAAAGAACTTAACAAACAGCTTGCAGGGTTCGATAAGCTTAATGTTCTGGGCTCTTCAGAAAGCGGTTCCGTCAGTTCTTCAGCACCTTCAGGTGCAACAGAATTGGATTCGGGTTTTGAGTCTTTCGAAGAAACAGACACAACTATTGATAAAATCAAATTAAAACTTGACGAGCTGAAAGAAAAATTACTGGGAATTGCCGAAGTCGGCGGTTTTATGGAATTATGGGATAAATTCCTTGCGGGCGTAAATGATGCAAAAATCGGCACGATAAATCTGTTTGAATCACTAAAAGCAGGAACAATTGCAAATATTCCAAACTTTAAAGCTTTAGCTTCAAGTTTACAAGATACGTTTTTTGATATATCCCAAGCATGGACCACCATATATGGCGATATGTTTGTGATTCTTACCAAAAATTTCAGAGAGTGGACTGAAGAAAATAAGACGGATATTGCATTGTTTTTTGCCAATGTAATTGAAAATGTAACCAATGCAACCACATTGATTACCGATATTGTCGGTGATATGTACAGCGATTTGGGGGCTTGGTGGGAAGCCAACGGGAAGACCGTTTTTGATAAATTCATAAAATCCATAAACGATGTCAGAACGTGGATTATCAATATTTATAACACGGTTATTGCACCAATCGTTGAAAAAATAACAAGCAAGACAAGAGACTTGTGGAACAGTTCCTTAAGACCGCATTTTCAGAATATACTCGGTCTGCTTTCTGATCTTGGTGAAATGATAATGGCTTTCTGGAACAATATCCTGAAGCCCGTTGTAGATTGGATTGTAAAATATCTCGGTCCGCCTATAAAGGCTGTTTTTGGAACGCTTGTGGATATTATCTGGCGTGATTTATCTTCAATTACCGATTCCATAAACGGAATTATTACTGCTCTCAGAGGCGTAATTCAGTTCCTGACGGGTGTTTTTTCAGGAGATTGGGAAAAAGCCTGGGGCGGAATAAAAATGTTTTTTACAGGAATATGGGAGTCGATAAAGAATGGTCTTGCTCCTGTAATCAACGGAATTATTGATGCGGTTGAATTCCTTGTTAACAGTGTTATCAACGGCATCAACTGGATGATACGAAAGCTTAATTCACTTGGAAATATTAAACTGCCTGAGATTATCGGTGGCGGTTCAATAGGATTCAACATAAAAGAGCTTTCAACTGTTTCTATTCCCCGACTTGCTCAGGGTGCAGTTATTCCTGCGAACAAAGAATTCCTTGCGGTTCTCGGTGACCAGAAGAACGGCAGAAACCTTGAACTTCCCGAAAGTCTGCTCAGACAGATTGTAAGGGAAGAAAGCGGCAACGGTAAGAACGGCGGTACATTTATTATTCAACTTATGCTTAAAGGCAAGGTTATTGGAGAAGAAGCAGTTGAATATGTCAACGGCGTTATCAGAAAAACGGGCAAATCACCCATAAAACAAGGAGGTTAAACTATGGTTGCAGCGAAAATAAGAAAATCGGGCGATACGGCTTGGTATGAACTTCCTGCCCCCGTAGTTATGACCCCTGCTGTCAATGCTCTTGACAGCTCAAAATCGGGCAGAGATAACAACACGGGAGCAATGTTCAGAGATAAAATTGCGGAAAAGCAGACGTATACAATCACTTTTCCGCACGGACTGAATAATACTCAGGTTGCAGAAATTCTCCAGATCATTATGGAAAGTGAGTATGAGCTTTGGTGCCCGAATCCCAAAACAGGAACATATAACATAAAATCTTTTTATTCCTCAGCGGTTACTCCCGATATTTGCCGTATCGAAAGCGAAACACTGTGGTATTATTATGAATTTTCTCTTGAGGCGGTGGAAATGTAATGTATCGTATTGAAGACACAACAATAAAACATAACGTTTACTCCGCTTTTTCGCAAAAGACAAGAGAATTCAGGCAGAGGCTTTCTTTTGGCGAAGGTTATGGAGAAAACTTTTTAAAGCAAATCAGCTTTGAAAAAGGTATCACAAAAATTGAAATATCGCAGGAAGGCAACAGCGACGGTAACGGACTTGTTTTCGGCAGTTGCTGTGCCTCTTCTTGTTCTGTAGAATTCTACAATCCCGACAGAACCTACAATTATACCGACAAAACTGTGTTTGTTGAGTGCGGTATTAAGATTGCAGATGATAGTTATTTTTATATTCCTTGCGGATATTATAAAGCGGAAAAGCCCGAAACAGACGATGATTGGCGTACCGTTAAGATTACGGCCTATGATGCCATAGACAAAATGACCGAATCCTGGAATACCGATGTATCATTTCCTTCTAATGCGTATGCCCTGCTTGAAGATACTGTTGAAAAGCACAATCTTGAGATTGATATTGACATTTATGTTCGCGATGAATTGCGTGACAGAATCATTACTCAGGCAGAAGCGGAAATTCTTACAGCATATAACGAAAGAGAAGTATGCGGTTTCTTGGTTGGTTTGGTTGCTGCAAATGCAAGAATCAACACAGTCGGTAAGTTCTCGGTAAGCAGATATCAGTATTTCCCGGCAGAGGAATTTACCATTATACCTGAGGTTCAGTGGCAGAACGGATTCGTCAAAAATGCCGAAGAGGAATTTTTGATAGCTTCTGTCACTTCGGGTGTTGATGATAATGTTTTTACCGCAGGAACGGGACAGGGAATAAGTTTTGTAAATCCTATTGTTACCGAGAGTGAAATATATAATCTTTACGATATGTATTCCGGCTTAAGCTTTCAGCCGTCGAGCTGTGAATGGAGAGGCAATCCCTGCGTTGAATGCGGCGATACGGTTTACGTCAAGGACAAAAACGGCAATATATACACTGTGTTTGTGGCATCTCAGGAAATCGACCTTACTGGCGGTCTTTCGATGACAACTCGTTGCCCGGGCGGTGATGCCGAAATCTCTTTTGATACGGTAGATGAACGCACCCGAAAGGCTTTGAATAAACAGTATACTGCCCTTCAGCAGGCTATTGTTGATGCTTCCAATGCCATCAACGGAGCTCTCGGCGGTCATTACGAAATACTTGACAGCGACAAAGACGGAAACCCCGACGGCTGGCTTATTAAACAGTATCAGGACGCCACAGGCGGTCTGATCCGTGCCAATTATGCAGGTATCGGTCTTTCTATCGACGGCGGTAAAACTTACCGAACAGCCATAGGATATGACGGCATCAATGCAGACTGCATTACAACAGGAAAACTTAAAGCAGATCGGATTGACACAAGCACACTTGTTGTAAGCAAAAGCAATGTTGACGGTCTTGACACAGAGTTGGAAGCTTTATTAGGTGCGGCAGAAGAAGCTGACAAAAAAGCAGGAAATGCACAAACTACCGCTAACACAGCAAGCACCAACGCCTCAGCGGCTTTATCAACGGCAAGCACAGCAAACTCAAATGCTTCAAGTGCTTTGTCTGTTGCTAATTCCGCAAACGGAAAAATAGCAAGTTGGGCTTCTGCAAACGACACAACATTAATTAACGGAGCAAAAATTTACACAGGTTCTATTACCGCACAACAGATTGCTTCGGAGTCAATTACAGCCGATAAACTGTCTGTTGGCGTAGGTGAACTTGTAAATCAGTTTTACAATGGAGATTTTTCCGAAAGTGCAAATAGCGTCCCCGGTTGGGAAGGTTATAATTCGGCAATAACCAAAAACACAAATTATGTTGAGGTAGCATACACCGAAAAAAACCTTTTGACCAATAACGTCAGCGAATTTGTAAGCATAGAAAATTGGCAAGTGAAAAATTGTACCAAAGTACAGCCTTATCAGGATGTGGATATGATAAGGATTGCGCCGTCTTCATTAAGCGTAGCGGATATGTATACTTCTGTTAAACTTGAAAACGGAAATCGTTATTCAATATCTGCACAAGTTAATTTTTATGAATGGAATAGTTCTTCATCAGCACAAAACTTTGGGTTATATATAGATGGTTCTCGAATCTATTATACATCACAAAAATGGGCTCCCGTTAAAGGAGAGCAAAACATTGAATTTGTGTTTGATTATACAGGAGAAACAAAGGTTGTTAATTTGGGCTTTTGGTTTCAAGGAATAAAAAACTCTGCAGGTTCTCCCGCAAAAATCAATTTTGCTTGGGTTGCGGTTGCTAAAGCTAATTTACAAGCATCATCGTCTTTTTATTCTACTTGTTCTTCGTGGTTGTCAACACCAGAAAACCTAATTAATAAAGGTGTATATATATCAACCGCAAAAGCGTATTTAACATATATTGCAACAACGGTTAACGAAAAACTTCAGTTGTTTTATCAGAAAAAAAGGTTAGTTGAAAATAAGCGTTATGTTTTATTAACAAGGTTAAGGGTACACAACTTAAATACAGTAAGTAACGGTTTGCTTGCTGTGTGGGGGCAAAATTCATCGGGAACATCACATATGCCGTCAGGAATATCTCTTAACGGAAAAAACGAAAGTGATTCTTTTGTTGTTATGAAATTTGTGTTTGATTACACAGGAACAACAGGAATGAATGATGTGGGCTTATGTTGGAAAGGCTTGTTAGACGATGGTGGTCAGCCTTGTAAAATTCGGGTTGATTGGATTCAACTTTATCAAGACGATACCGCAGAATTAGGCTTTTATTGCTCCGATGATTCGTGGCTTGCCGACAACTACAAAAAATCAAATCTTATTTCTGATTCAAGCGAAATAAACGCTTATAACCGAAAACCTGCGCTTGTTGTTCAAGATGATGATTTATACTTTTTTGGCAAAGTTCAAAGTGCTCTTGGAAACATAGGTTTCTTAAAATATACAACAGAGGAAATGGTCGCAGAAACATCGTCACAATTTTATGCGGATTCTTCCGTTTCAGAGCTTAATCAACAATATACTTTTGATTCATCGTTCAAAATACAGAAGCCTAACGGAATCCTTGACGCCAATGGACTTGATTTATATACAAACCAAAACGGCGTGCATCTTTTGTCTGTTTATGAGTATTCGTCAATGAGGCATATGTATGATATAAGCGATGGTTATACATGGTATAAATCTATTGTTTCTGCAACGGGTTTAAACGCAAGAAGCGAAAGCGGTTCTGTTGTGTATGGCGCAAACGGAATTATGATAAACGGTGATACCATTTTAAAAAGAGAAGATTTAATAGCTCTAAAAAAACTTGTTGAATAAAGGCGGTGAAAATAAATGTTTGACAAACTCAACGCAAAACTTACAGAGGTAGAGCAGGGTAAGGCTAATGCTCTGAAAACCATTGAGGCTATTGATAAACAGATATCAACCCTTAATAAGCAGCGTGAGCAGGCGGTTGCTAATCTGAATGCATTTATAGGTGCAAGAGAAGCGATTCTTCAGCTCATAGATGAAGTGAATGCAAACAACAAGGCGGAGGAGGTGAAATCAGATGAAAATATTCAGGATTGATTTTGCGCAGGACAACCCTTGTGTTGACGGCTGTTATGTCGGTCGCATCGGTGAACATAACGCAACAGAGCTTATTATAACTCCGCCTGCTGCAATGACCGAAAACGAGGCTGTGACAAGCTATATAATCGCTTTTGTAACAGGCGGTATGCTGATTCATTCCGAGCCTTTTGAAAAGGCCGAAACGGTACATATAAAGCTTTGGCGACAGCTTACGCAGAACGCCACCATCGGAATACAGCTTGAAGCATATGACGATGCAGGCGATTTCATCGGCAAAAGCGAATATATAAAAAGTCTCAAGTTCCTGCCTTCTGCAGACGGTGACAATGTTTCTTCTGATACCGATAATCCCGACCTGATCTCTGGATTTTTAAAAATCAAGCATTCTCATAAAAATAAAGAAATGCTTGATAAATTCAGTGAAGACGATGACGGCAACCCTCTCTATAACGGTCAGTCAATCGGAAACAGTGTCGGATCGGGAATAACCGATGAACAGGCAGCGGAAATTGCAGCAAACACTGAATCAAGGCACACGCATGGAAACAAGACCGTTTCTGTTCCTGCTGACGAAGTAAGTTACACGCACAACAACATTCAGGATACATCGGGAACGGTCAAAGGCGCACTTAACGAAGCTATTGATTATGTAACCGGCACGGTGTCAAAATCAATACATTCACATTCAAACAAAGAAGTGCTTGACCGTTTTTCGGAAGCTCTCGGCGATCTTTACAGCGTGACCTACAACGGCGTTCAGTTGTTAAATGAATATCATCTTTTGAATTATGCGACAAAGCAGGAGCTTCAGAATGCTATAAACGGTATCGGTGGTTCAACTGCTATAAAGGTAATGAGTTTCCCTCAGCTC